TTTTTTTTTAGTACAACCTTTAACGTCTTACACTAAACTTAAACCTAACATCATGAGGTAACAGCATGCACAAAGCACACAAGATAACATTCATTAGACACCTTGGATTGAATCAGAAACTTTACAGTAACATCAAAAACAGCACGAGCCCCGTCATAGAGATTATACAGGACAAGACAGATAAAACGTTTTATCTGGATAGTACAGGTTCTAAAGGATACGCTATTGATGGTACAGGTGAGCTTACAAGCTTGTTCAGTACTATCAAAGGTGAAGGTACTAACTTAGTTCGCTCAGCTATTAAAAATGGTGCTAAGCATTTAGATTGCTTTGATGGATTTTTACCTACCTTCTATAAGAAGTTTGGTTTCATAGAGGTTAAGAGAGTACCTAATTGGACTGAAGGTGAACCGGATGTTGTTTTTATGGAGTTACCTGCTCAAAATTAATAGGTTCCACTGTAGGAAGGGTACGCTCCGAGTCTCACGCATGAGACAAGGATAAGGCACAGACAAGGACAAGCAAGAACAAACAAGAACAAACAAGAACAAGCAAGAACAAACAATTAAGAAAGGATTAATTATGAAGACTTCAATCAATGCAAAGCTCGCAGAAATACTTAACGATGTTGACAAGAACAAACTCAAAGACAGCAAAGAGAAAGTAGCTACTCTGGAACCGGTCATCTCTGCTTTTAAGAGTGACACCTTGAAGGTTAATCTTGAAGCTCTTAGCGTTACCAGAACAAAGAAAGCTTTCAAAGAAACCTTAGCTACCATTATTAAAGATCTGAAGGAAGTACAGACAAGACCAACTACGGATACAAAGAAGGATACAAAGAAGGATGCACCTGTACTTGATCAAGAGAAGCTGGATGAGCTTGCAAGTTCTATTAAAGAGAATCTTGAGAATGCTCAAAAATCCTTCCTTGCTGTAGGAAAGCTCTTAACACAAGGGCTCACGATGATTAAAGAAGCAGGCAAGACTCAAAAAGACTTCCTTGCATGGGCGGATGCATCCTGTCATATTAAGAAGGCTCAGGTATATAAGCTCATGAAGGTATATAAAGAGTTTGGAGAAGATTCTGACTTTGCAGGTACCTCCATGAGAGTTCTTTATACTCTCTCAGGACAATCAAAGGAAGTTGTAGAGGAAGCAGCTACCTTAGCTAAAGCAGGAAAGCTTGACACAGCTGCACTTGACAAGCTCATAATGAAAGAAACATCTAAACCTACTGATAAGAAAGATTCTTTGAAAGGTACACCTGCTAAGACAGGTGACAGCACAAACAAGAACGAGAGTACAAGCAAGAACGAGAGCAAGGTTGATCAAGAACTTCTTGAAGAGAACAAGAGACTTCAAACCGAGCTCGAACTCTTGAAGAAAGCAGACAAGAGCAAGACTAAAGATAAGGAAGGTGCAGACGTATCCGAATCTCAGACTATCAAAGAGTTACAAGCTACCATAGACAGCTTGAACAAGACCATAGAAGAGTTACAGACAAGCTTAGCAGAGCAGAGAGAAGCAAGGAAAGATCCGATTGTTAAAGTACCTGCACTACCTCAGTTTGATTCACCCTGCAAGGCTACCTGCATCGGTCTTGAACTTGAGAACGTAAACGATAAAGTTAAAATCAACAAAGCATATAGGGCACTTGCTAAGATCTATACAGCTACAACTTGCCCTGAAGCTGCAAGAAAGTTGAAGATTGCAAGAGATGAATTAATCGCAGAGATCAAATAATAACCCATACAGAGGAAGAGAGGGTTCTCTCTCTCTTCCTTATTAAAGGACAGACAATGAAATATACAATCACAAGAGTACGTGATCATCTTGAAGTTAAGAATAACCGGACAGGCAAGGTTAAGAAGTACATACCTGAGAACTTTTTGTACGGACAGATCTTTTACTTAGAAGAAACGGATAAGTATCCTAATTACATCCATAGAAGAGTATGGCAACTTTACGCATAACATTACAGAGGGAAGATGATATGAAGAAAGTATACACAGATGATCAATTAGCAAAGATTCAGATTGAGAAAGAAATTGCAATGAAGACTGCAGGGATTGAGAGGTTTGATAGAAATAATGAAAGGGCTATTAAAGAAGGTGCAGCAAGTGAAACTGTCTGGAACCGGCGGATTATGAGAGAGCTTGTGCACCCTATGGCACAAGCTATTGATACATACTTAGATTACTACAAGGGAAGACCGGGCAAACCTTCAAAGACTCTCACCTACCTTACTTGTCTTCCTTCTAAACAAGCTGCTTACATCACTATTAAGAATATACTTGATAGTCTCACACGTGAGACAGAGATTAAGACAGTAGCTAAGACCGTAGGACAGAGGATAGAAGATCAAGTAAGATTCCAAGGTGTAGCTGATGAAGCACCTCGTTACATCGAGAAGGTACAGAAAGCACTCAGACGTCAAAACAGTAAACAATACAGGCATCAACAAGCTGTTATGGCGAATGCTGAGAAGTCTTTAGCAGCTGGTAACCCGGGAAAGAACTTAGAACCTAAACCACATCTTAAATGGAAGTCTTGGCCTGAGCAGGATGTAGTACAACTTGGAAGTCAGCTTATAACAATCTTTGCTGAGAATGTTTTGTTTGAAGGTGAACCTGTGATCTGCAAGAGATGCGTAATCAATGGCAAGAACAACAAAGCATATCTTGCACCTACTGAGCATATAGAGTCTTGGATAGAAGAGTACAAGGAAGTGATGGAAGTTATGTCACCTGCGTTTGCACCTTGCGTAATCAAACCGAGAAATTGGGTATCACCTACTGAAGGCGGCTACCACATTCAAGCTATATCTGAAACTCTTCCTTTAGTGAAATGCTCTAAGTCTCAAAGAAGAAGACTTACTTATAAGCAGATGCCTGAAGTCTATGATGCCATCAATACACTTCAAGCTGTGAAATGGCAGATCTCTGATGAGACTCTTGACATAGCTAATCAGTGCCTGTCTCTTAATCTTGCTCTCGGCCTACCTTCAAGAGAACCTTATGAAGTGCCGCAAGCACCCATCCCTGAAGAGTATAGCGAATTAAGAGGTTCAGATCTCAAGGATGCAATGGAGCCTGATGAGTGGGCGGCTTTCTGTGCATGGAAAAAAGAAGCTACCACCCTGTACTCTCTTGAGAATCAGAGAAAGTCAGATCTTATGAAAGTCATTTCTATTTTAGGAAGTGCCGGACAGTACAGAGACTTTGAAAAGATTCATTTTGTATACACCATGGATTTTAGAGGTAGAGTTTATTGTAAGAGTGATAGTGTATCACCTCAAGGGAACGATCTTCAAAAAGGTTTACTTAAGTTTGCTGAAGGCAAGGCTCTCGGAAAGAACGGTTACAAGTGGCTTGCAGTACAAGGCGCTAATACATGGGGCTATGATAAGGTTGACTTCAACCATAGAGTCAAGTTTATAGAAGATATGTCAGAGACAATCAGAGATATAGCTGCAGATCCTATCACCTTTACCGAGTGGGCGGCTGCAGATAAACCATGGCAGTTTCTAACATGGTGTTTTGAGTGGGCTTCCTTACTGGATTTTATAGAAGAGGGTAATAATAAAGAAGACTTCATCTCATACATCCCGGTAGCTATGGATGGATCATGCTCAGGTATCCAGCATTATTCAGCTATCCTGAGGGATGCTATAGGCGGAGCAGCTGTTAATCTGGTACCTGATACAAAACCACATGACATCTACGGCGATGTAGCAAAGGTAGCCGAACTGAAATTCAAAAGTCTAACATGTGAGACAAATGAAGATCCGGAAAATCATGATGACTTGATTGCAGCTGGATGGCTTTCGATTAAAGACGGCATATCAAGAGGACTTTGTAAACCACCTGTCATGACTTTACCTTATGGTAGCACTCAAATCAGATGCTTAGATACTACCAGCTTGTATCTTACTGAGCTGCAGACTAAAGAAGACAAGAAAGCTAAAGCACAGGGAAGAGAATCCGTCAAGGTACATCCGTTTGTACAGAATAAAGAGGATGGAATCACTCGGTATGAAGCAGAAATCTTAGGAAGTAAAGTCATCTGGAACAGCATAGGTGATGTAGTCATTGCAGCAAGAGCCGGGATGAAGTTCATACAGGATGTTGCAAGAGAAGTTGCAAAGGCTAACAGTCATCTTGAGTGGGTGACTCCTACAGGTTTCATCGTTGAACAAAGAGAGATGGATTACACAACTCGTAGGGTGAAGACTCAGCTCATGGGTAACACTTTTATGTCACTTAAGCAGGACAAGAAGACTTACAATGTAAGGAAGATGCGCTCTTCCTCAGCTCCTAACTTCATACATAGCATGGATAGTTCACATCTTATTAAAGCTGTCAACGCTTTCAAGGCTAATGGGATTGATAGCATAGCCGTAATTCATGATAGCTTTGGTACTCATGCAGCATGCACAGACGAACTTAGGACTCTACTTACAAATAGTTTTGTTGATATGTACTTAGAGAATGATGTACTTACCGACTTCAAAGAACACAATGAGCTCTTACTTTGTCAAGAGATAGAAGTTGAAATACCTACACAGGGAAATCTGAATCTCAATGTAGTAAGAAACTCCGAATACTGCTTTGCTTAATCTACTACAACCTTATTCATAAACACTACAACCTAATCCAGAAACACTACAACCTAATTAAATAACAAGGAGCCCTATCTTTCACAAGGTAGGGCTTTCTTTGTTCTACCTTGTTCTCAATAATTAGGTTGCGTCATAGAGAGAGAATAAGAAAGTACAAGTAGTACAAGAGAGTACAAGAGAGTACAAGTAGAAGAAGATACTATAGCTACTATAGTTACTATAGCTTCTTCTTCTTCTAACTATCTTATACTCTATGCATCTTCAGAATTAAGTAGCATCATAGATAGAATAATAAATCAAAGGAGAATAAGATGAAACCATTGGATGAAGTAGGAAGAGAGATTGCTATGCAGTTAGGATATTATACGCATGCTGAGGTTAATAGAGTTGGTTTGAACAGGTACAGAATAAAAGCTCAAGTGCTGACAGGAACAAACCTATATCATCTTGAGTATGTACACCTTGACAAGAAAGATAGTAGCCTTTCTTTATTCGATAGCTTAGTGGATGGCATCGTTAATAAATTTGAGTCTCACGTGTGAGACAGAGGAGAAGAGTATGGAAGAGTATAAAGATCTTGAGTTTGAAGTAGGTTCTTATCGCTGCTTTGTAGATTTTATAAGCTTAGACAAAGAAGAAAGAATAGTAGATTATAGGCTTGTAGATCTTGAGCAGCTTGATGATCCTCAGTATGAAGACCTGGATGTGGATCAGTTGCATGATGATATCATATTCTTTTGTGAAGAAAGGGGTTTATTCAATGATTGATTATAAACAAGAGGGCTTCATTGCCTGTGATTCTGAGATTTGTAAGTACTGTGCACTCTATTATAGTGAGGATGCGGATGATAAAAGAGATTGCAATATGTGTGATCCAATCACAAAAGATGCGTTCATAGGTATTGAATGTGTCCGTACTTTAACAGATGAAGGAGAGTAAAATGCAAGGTAAACATAGAGAGAAGATCCGCCGTAAGAAACCACAGAAGAGATCTGACTTTACCAGACGTGAACGCAAGCTCAAGAGAGAACAAAAAGAATCTTATATCTTAGAAGATCTTGAAACTTAAAACTTCTATACAAAGGAGGTTGTATGAGTTTAAGAATGTTAGAAGGGGTAACCAAACAAGGTTACTACGACGTACTTGAAAGAGAAAACATAAGACCACATGACCAGATCTTAAAGAATGAGTGGACAGGACCACAGCTTGCTCCTTTCTATCGCTCACTATTTAGTGATTTGAATAATCAAACAGCGGTGACTCGTAACCAGAATGTAGATGGTTCTGTAACACCTGTTAGGTTTGAACTGGATGTTAAGCCTGATGAGATTTTGATAATGTCTCAACTTATCTTCTCAATAAGGGATTCAGGTACCTTAGATAGCGGTGGTTGGGGTAATAATGGAGGTGTTCCTTTAACAAATGGTATGCGGGTAGGTGGTATCTTCAATGGATGCCCTGTATGCTTCACCCCTATCACTTGGAAGAGTCATATTGACTTAGCGAACATCTCGCATGAGCTAACTCATCATAATTGGGGGCAAGGAGATGAGTTTCTAACAATGAAGTTTGACATAGCAGCATCTGGTACAAGGTTTAGATTAAGAGGAGATAAGGGTGATAGATTCTGGATGGATGTTCAGGATGATCTAACGCATCTGGTTGAACAGAGGTGCATATGCCAAGGTATTATTGAGAATAAGTATCTCTCTTAATTAAGTAGCATCATTGATAGAGAGCTGCATAGGGCGGCTCTCACGATTAGTCTCACATGTGAGACAAGAATAAATTCCATAGTGATTACTGTGGATGGAGGTAGTAAATGTCTATCGTAATGAATACAGCATGCCCAGCCTGCCAAGAAATGGGGCATGACCAAAGAGGTACTAACCTTATGGTCTTTGAAGATGGTGGGAAGTATTGCAATAGGGCACATTGGCATAAGAATGGTGAGCCTTTGTATATTGCACCTGAAGGTGAAGATCCCATATTGAATATGGAAATAACTGGTACTGTCAAGTACACTCCTGAACAATTTAAAGAGTTACAGAAAGAAGGCAAGCTCAATAATCCGATGCTTAGAGAGATCGCTCTATCAGGGATGAGAGGAGAAGACAGATGGTCAGTCTCTACTGATGCTGAGCGTGAGGCTATGCTTAAAGATAGATCGGAGGATGAGTCTTACTTCAATGGACTTAAGATCAGGAACTTAGTGAGTCGGCATATCCCGGGACAGATAGCAAAGTTCTATAATGTAAGAGTCGGTCTTGGGATGGATGGTAAAACAGCAAGGCACTATTATCCTATCTATGAAAGAAGTACAGGAGAGTGGAAGGGTGCTAAGTGCAGGACTCTTCCTAAAGACTTTCGGTATGGTCATCTTGGTTGGACATGGGGTGACAATCTTATGTTTGGACAGAAGCAGACAGCTGATGTAATTGCTTCAGGTGCAAGAATGGATACACTTCTTTTAGTTGGTGGTGAATGTGATTGCATGGCTGCTCAAACTATGTTGAAAGAGAGTAGAAAGGGTACTAAATGGGAGAACTCTTGGTTCCATGTATGGTCTCCAACAAAAGGTGAATGCTCTTTACCAGAGATTGTAGCAAATAAGGATGAGATAAAGAAGTTCAAGAAGATCATTGTCTGCTTTGATAATGATGAGGTTGGTAACAAGCTTAATAAAAATGTTGGGAAAATTTTTAGAGGTAAGAGCTTCAAGTTACCTTTGCCTTCTGGATGTAAAGATCCTAATGATTGTCTTAAGCAGGGAAGAGGTAAAGAATTTGTAGATGCTTGGTTCAATCCAGTAGATATCTTTGAAGGTGGTTCTCTTTCTTCACCTGCTAAATACAGAGAGAAGGCTAAGATCATGCCTACTATGGGCTTGTCTTGGCCCTGGCCTTCTATGAATCCTGTAACGTATGGTATGAGAAAGAACTATCTAAGTGTATGGGGTGCTGGGACAGGAGTTGGAAAGACTAAGACGACTAAAGAGGTAGTGTTCCATCTTGCATATACACATAACAAACCAGTAGTAGTAATATATCTGGAAGAGCAAGCAGTTAAAACAGTGAGATCCTTTGCTGGTAATTTAATCAATAAAGATCTGACTGCACCACCTTGCAATGATAAGAACGATCCTGACTATAGTGAGATGCGAGATTATACATTAGAGCAGGCTAATGCAGCTATTGATAAGCTCTGTGATGATGGTTTGATTATGATCGGTGATCTTGAAGGGAGGAAGGATGTTGCTTCTGTTATGGAAGTGATGGAAGAAGCTCTGGCTATGGGGTATGAGAACTTTATTATAGATAACTTAACCGCATTTGAACATAAAGGTGAGAACGGCAAGCAAGCTAATAAAGTTGATGCTATAGATGAGACTATGAAACGTCTTGGTACTTTCAAGGATGAGCATCCTGTGTTTATCATGCTGCTTTCGCATCTTAAGAAAGTGTATGGAGATCGAACACCTCATGAAGAGGGAGGTCGTGTAAGTATCCAAGACTTTAGAGGTGCTGGTAGTATTACCTTCTGGGCGAATGACGTTTGGGGAATCTGCCGTAATACGGTAGCTGAATCCTTTGCAGAGAAATGCTTAACCACTTATGAATGCTTGAAGAATCGTGACGTAGGGCACAAGGCAGGGACTAAGGTGTATGCTGTAATGGATATGAATACCGGAAGATTGACTGAAACTAATACACCACCTAAGACTGTGTTTGATGATGGAACAGGACCTAAGAAGAAGAAGAAGGAACCAGAGACAGAAGAAAAAGATTTCTAATTAACTGAGATGTGAGAAGACTCTAACAATCTTCTCACTCTATTAATCTCTACATAAGAGAAGGAGAATAATCATGGAATTTGTATTTTGTGCATGCATCGTTGGTATAGCTTTGATTTGGATAAGAGAATTTCTGTGTAAATTTATGCAGTACAGGGTAAGAACAAGATACTATAGAGCTTTCGGTTACAATTCAATCGTTGCTCATATGAATGGTGAAGAGTTGTGTGAACTGTTAGAGTATATGGAAGCTGAAGGAGTTCCGAGATAATAATTACAAGTCTCACACGTGAGACAAAGGAGTTATGATGAGAAAACCTGATTATAAAAATATGAAGAAGCATGATAAGACTCTGATAGCACAGATCAGGCTACGTAAAACTAAGCAAGGCTATTCAGATTTTATCAAGAAAGAAGGAAGAAGTCCGAACTTACCAGAGTGTATTGATATTGAAGACAGAGCACTAAGGGCTACGGAGTATGCATATCTTAAGATTCAAGATAAAAGAGAAGGAGTAGATTATGAATAAGTATGGAATGGATCTGGTACTGGTACTGAACATGTTAGTTATTCTAACTTTTCTTATCATTGAGATAGTGAGAATGTAAGTTTAATAGAGGACAGAATTAGCCCTGTATGGCTCGATGATTATGAGGAGGGGTACAAGCAGGGGGACATTCTGGAAGGCGTTAAATGGATGCAGGAATGCGCTGTATTGGCCTTTCATAATATATCTGGGTTTGATGCTCTGGTTCTGGAGAAGGCTGTTGGATTTAAACGGAACCATTTTGAAGCTATTGATCACCCAGTGTTCCCGTTCAAGACAGCGGATACTTTGGTTATGTCGTACCTGCTGAACCCAGAGAGGCGGGTTCCACCGGCAGCCTATACTAAGGGTCTCGGAAATATTGGAGCTCACGGAATCGCAGCGTATGGCGTTTTAATGCAAAGAGCTAAACCGGAGCATGAGGACTGGACTCACCTCTCTAAAGAAATGATTCACAGAGTTGAAGAGGATGTAGAGATAGGCGAATACGCTTTCACTTATCTGATGCAAGAGTGGGAAGAACAGAAACAGAGACCTAACCTTAGAACCGGTAAAGATATTTCTAATGCTTATTGGTGTGAACTAAGGATGGCCTTTGCTATAGCAAGACAGGCACAGAGAGGTTTTGCTATTGATGTTGAGTTTATTTCTAAGATATTGAAAGAGCTTGATGAACAAATTAGCAATACTGAAAGTAGATTCAGACAGCATATGCCTATGCGTCTAAAGATGAAGAAGCTTACTGAAGATCAAATAGAAAAGAATGCTAATGCTATAGCTGAACATGCTGGTGACTACGTAGGGTATGAGAATTATATGCTTAATGGTTCAGGCAAGGCTTCTTATGCTGCTTCTAATTGGAACATAACAACAAAGAAAGGACAGTACAGTAAGAACGTAACTAAGTATGTACCAGAAGCAAGAGGATTTATTCAGGATCACCCAAAGCCTCCTGTTGCTGGACCTATTACACCTCTCATCTGGGAAGAGATACCTCTTGGTAACAGAGATGCTGTTAAGCAGATCCTGTATAAGTACGGCTGGAGAGGAGTGAACTATAACGATGCAGAGCTTGAGTATATTGAGGAGCATACAGAACTTCCTAAGCCATGGGCAGGTAAGATAGATGATAAGTCAATCCTTGTTTGGGAAGAGACTGAGCATATTGTACCTGATTGGTGTAAAGGCATTGCAGAATGGTATGTGCTTGTCTCAAGAAGAACACAACTTCTTAATGCTAAGGATGTAGCTTATTATGATCTCAATAAAGCATGGCCTAAGCAACCAAGTAAGAAGAATGAATGTCGTGGTATTCTGCCAAAGGCTCGATGCTTTGATGAAGAGAGTGAATGGTATAAGAGAACAGCACAAGAGTATTATGAAGTCAATGCAGAATGGCCTACCTCTGGGCATTGGCGTGTGCCTGCAGAGGCATTCAGTTGTGCTACTAATACATTCAGGATGAGACACAAAGTTGTAGTGAATATCCCAAGTCGTGGCCTGTACGGTAAGGCTATGAGAAGATGCTTCATTGCTGGTCCTGATGAATAATGCTTTGTACACTTCTACTGTCTTGCATGGTGATATCCATACTTTCAATCAAGAGATGGCTGGATTAAGCACAAGAGATATGGCTAAGAAATTTATCTAAGATATTGGATAACTTGGGGGTAACCCCTCGATTAAAACTGTGTGAACTCAGGGAAAATCCAGACCGGATAATCCTGAGCTAAGTTTTACAAACCTTACACAATTCATGGAGGTAATATGCCTATGAAAAAATGTGTAATATGTGGAAGTCCACTTCCAAAAAAGAAAACTAAGTACTGTTCACCTGCTTGTAAAAGAGTAAGAGATACTAAGGCTGCATTTCAAAAAAGAATTAGAGAAGGAGACCCAGCAGCAGGAGTAGGTAAAGGTGGTAGTACAAAAACTGGTGAAAATAATAGTCAATTTGTATCAGGTGAGGGTAGATTTAGAAGGATACGTAAAGAGATACGTTCTTCAATACTACACTGTGAATGGTGTGGTAAAGACCTTACCAATGCAGGTAGATATGATTGGTGTGTGCATCATATAGATCATATCAGAAGCCACAATATAAGAAGCAATTTAGTAATGCTTTGTAAACGGTGTCATCAAATTGAACATGATTGCGTAAAAGCATTGAATAATTAACCAGTAAGGTTTGTATTAAAAGTGCAACGACTATCCCGTAAGGGAGTACACTCAAGCGAGTGGAAGCGCACAGCCCCTCATAAGAGGGTGATGATATAGTCTGCTCTGTATGGGAACATGCAGCAGTTCATAAGAGAACGGGGTAAAGGGTAGCGTCTTTACTTGAACAAAAGGATATGTTCTTGTATGGGTCAGGTATCCCTAATCTTGCCAGACAAACAGGGATGTCAGAACATGAAATGGGTGAGTGTGTTGCCCGGTTCAAACAATCATTGCCGGA